TAACGATACTGTAAGCATGGTTAATACAACATCAACATCAGTAGGTACTTCAGGTACTACTATATCAGCATTCACCAATTTGTCAGGTACTTCCATGACTAAATTACCGTATTCAACTGCTGATTTTACCAATGGCCTAGTCGAAGCAAGATTAGTGTCCATGGGTTTACGTGTTATGTACATGGGTCGTGAAGACGCACGTCAAGGAAAAGTATCTACTCTTGAGACACCAGATCACGAAGATATTAATACTTTTTCAGGAGGCAGTCTATCATCATTCGAAAACCAACAACGTACACGTCCACCACAAGATTGGGTATACGTCAATTATTCAGGTCCAGTGAAACCATCTGATATTGAATTTGTTGAAGACCCATTGTGTTTAGGCCCTCAATATATATTAAGCCATTTTATTGAAGGTGCCCCAGGTGATATTTACGATTACGAATTTTACCAAAATTTCGAATACATCGGTAGATCAGCCGTCGGTAAGACTCAAAATCATACCGATACTCAAGGATACAATAAAGTCCAGCAGGTAATTAAGACTGTTGCATCCGAAAAACCAATTGAACCAAGTCAAGCCCCAGGTATTGTCAGTCAAGTGGTACAAGCAATAGGTAATAATTTACCCGAAATCGCAGGCATGGGCAGACAAATATTAGGTATCGCAAACCTCGATCCATCATCAATATTACGACAAGCCCTAACCGGATTATCGACTTTATCCAGAGGTCAACCATTCGCAGCTTTAGGATCAGGTGGTGGTAACGGAAGACCATCCCAAGGAATGCCAAGAATGTTAACCTTCTAGTCTCTCATAAAAAACAACACAATTTTATACTAAAAATAGTATAAAAAAATCTAGTCATTGTCCTCTACCCACGGACTTGTTATGCGCCACAGTATGAAAACCAAGCCACGAACCAATCATTAACTATATAATAATCAAGCTAATAGCTCACAAGTTAATGAATGGTTCGAGTCAACGAAAAGTCTGTGTCAGAAAGACCGGATTTTAAAGTCTTTACGGAGCGAAGCGGAGTAAAGGCTTTAAAAGAAGGTCTTTCCAACAGCTTTTTGTTGACATGACACATCCATCAACTGTAGCAAATAGCTACTTTCCATATTAAATTAATCGTAAATATCTATTTTCAGCTCTTGCAAATGACTCCATGCGTTCAGGAGAAAACTCAAGATTCGCGAAGCGAAAACCACGCATAGCTAACACAAGATCAAAATTTGGATCAAGAATCCAAAGTGATCCAAGACCCAAGAACCGATAAGGTAATCGAAGATTACCGTAGATTATATCGTTTTGATCCAGTGATCCAATGATCTATAAATATATATATAGTATATAGTAGTGATAGCAATATGAAATATTGCAGTATTACAGTAACACGAAGTGTTACGCCACTACTATATACGGAGCGGCCCCAAGGCCGCGACATATATTATACATAATTATAAAATCAAGGTGGTTTTTTATTGACAAAAATCAATAAAAAAAATAGGTTATCACAAGATAACTATTAACTAAACGGTATCATCATCAACAAGTCTAAACATGGATTCATCAATTTTCACTTCATTTGCTTGAATCTTCTTTACTTGTTCAATTGATATCGCGACGAAATCCTTATCAATAATTTCCCAAAATTTCCATCTATCTAAACTCATACAGTTTAATGGTGGTAAATGATTCGAGAAAACCCAAATATTAGGTGAGTCGAAATGTACATCTTTAAAATTATGTCGGGTATCCCATGCATACCCGTTCTTCAGAGTCTCAAGACTCGCAAAAATGTCCGGCATTTTTCCATTATCGATAGCACGAGGCATATCGATTAAAATCAATTTTGGTTTAACAGCCGTTTTAATATATCGGCTACAGGCTGCCTGCAAAATTACCTGGTAATCCTTAACAATAGGTATGCTAAAAGCAAGCTCTTGTGATGTAAGTCTCCCACAAATAAAAGACTTACCTGAATTACCTGTAGGACAATATACGAAGTTAATTGTACGTGCATCAAAATTATCGATATCATCTATTAATTTTTGTTGAAATGGATACAAAGATTCACCATCTTTAAGTCTCCATTGTCGAGGCATATACTTAGGTATATCCTTTTCACTTGTCCAAGGTCCATCAACGCGAGAGTCGTCCTTGGTACAATAATCGAAGTTACCCCTTTTTTCATTGGTTGTAGCTGATAAATGGAACGTCTCAAAGGTACCTTTTTTAATCAAAGTATTCAACCGTTCCTTATTCTTAAGCTTCATCCTCCCTTGAAAATGTAACTTACCAGTCGAGGGACACTCTTCTTGCTGAAAAGCCCAAGCAAAAGCGTGTTTCGTTAGTAATTCAATTACTATATCCTTATTTTGGTCATGCCCAAAATCCGTAAAATCGAACCATAAAATTTGTGACATTTTTGATACTAGCTTATCTCAACAAAGTATAATTCTTTAAATAAGTTTTTCATAAAAATAAAAAATATTAATAAAAAAAAACGATTTAAAGTTATCATACATACATATAAGCGCGGTCATCATACCAATAAAAAAATGTCAACATCCAAAAGACGAGTTTACACCCCTGAAGAAAAAGCTGCATACGCTATTCGAATGAAAGCCGCTAGAGCAAAGGCCCGAAAGGCCGGCGGTAATCAACGAGTACGTATTCCAGCTCAAGTAAAAAGACAAACTGCAAAAATTCATATCGAAGATTGTACCCAAGAATATTTGTTAGCTTTGTTAAATCCATACGATAGTTATGGTGCATGCATCCCAAGTTCATTTCCATTGAAATCACAAAAAGTGCATGCTTTTCGAAGAAACACATTAACCTTAGGTACAACAGGTGTCGGTTTTGTAATAGCTCGAGCATGTGCAGCTAACGATACTGTAAGCATGGTTAATACAACATCAACATCAGTAGGTACTTCAGGTACTACTATATCAGCATTCACCAATTTGTCAGGTACTTCCATGACTAAATTACCGTATTCAACTGCT